AGAGCTGCATGCGCCCGCCGCTCAGTGTGGCCTCGTTGCGCCACTCGCGGCCCGCTGCCGTGTCGGCAGCCTGCTCTTCCGGTGTGCGCTCCACGGCTGGCGTGCCGGGCACGGCCACTCGGTAGGTGCTGCCATAGGTGTCCGGGATCGGGGTAGTCTTGCCACTGATCACATCCGTTTTCGCCTCTGGCTGCGGGTAGGCGCGCAGGGTGTCGTTAGGCAGCAGCATCGAGCCCGCCTCAACGAGGCCATGCCAGGGGTGGCCCCACGGCGGGACGCCGGGCGTACTCATACCGCAACACCCTGCGGGTCAGCGCGATCGATTACCACTTCAGCGCCGCCGGCATCGGTGAAGCGCTCGGTTTTACGCGCAGGCAGCACGAACAGGCCGTCGCTGCTGGTGTAGCCAGCGGGCCAGTAATCGGCGTCCGGCACGGTTTTGCCGTCCACCACCTTGGTTTTTTCCGTCAACGGACTAGCAATCCCGCCACCGCTACCCCCCGCAGCAGGGTTGGGGGTGTTGATGCCGGGGCTGGTTTGCGCCGGCAACGCGCCGCGCGGGGTTATAGGTTTGAGCTGCTTGCGCGGGCGGGGCTGGCCAACCAGCGCGTTGATTTCGTCGACCTGGGCTTTGCCGGTGCGGCGCTCGGTCATGGCGGCACCGCTGGCGCGGCGCGCGGCGGCGCCGTCACCCGCCCGGCGGGCGGCCTCACTGGCCGCGCCTGAGGCACGGCGCTTGTCTGCGTTGTTCATGTCACATCTCCAATGGGTCGCTCGGGATGGCCACGCGGTAGGTGGCGGCCACATCAGCAGTCAGCTCATCGCGGTACAGCGCATCAACCTCGACGCTGCGCACCTTGAAGCGGCGTGGGAAATCCTCGGCGGACAGGTCATCTTTGGCCGTCCAGTTGCCGGCAAAGCCGAGGCGCTCTTCGTCGTACGCCGGCACCGGGGTGCCGCTGATGGGGTCGTTCAGGCGGCCGCCGAGCTGGGTGGCCAGCGTGCCGCCAGTGCCTGGGATGGACGGCAGGCTGGTATCCGGCGGGGCCGGCAGCGTCAGCGGGTCACCAGCGCCGTTGCCGCGCATCACGGCCACGCTCAGGGTGGTGGTAGCTCGGCCGCTGCCAAGGTCAAGCTGATGCTGAATGCGCCGGCACTTGCCGGTGGCCTTGGTTTTATCGTCCAGCTGCAGTGTGTGCACCAGGTCAACGCCCAGCGCCATATCGGTCGGCGTCTGCCAACTGACGGTGGTGCCCCGGTGCGCATCAATCAGCGTGGTGCGGGCGCCATGCAGCAGGCAGTTCAGAAAACTCACGCGCCGGCCCTCATCACTGAGGTTCTCCAGGCTGCTGTTACCAGTCGGTGTGCTGCTCTCCCAGTCGTCTACGCGGCTGTCTTCCAGCTCAAAGCTGGCCGACTCGCGCGCGATCACTGGCACAGCCGGGGTGCCGACAGTCAGCGTGAGGCGGTAGCGCTCGGTGATCGACTGCGCCCAGCGCATGCCGCCTGTAGCCGTCACAGACAGGAATAGGTCGCCGAAGGTGTTGATCCACGGCACCTCATCGCCGCAGGGGTTGGGCATGCTCGGCGGCAGCGTGGTGCCCCCTGGGCGGCCAATCATGGTCAGGCCGGCGCCGCTGACTTCACTCGCGACCATGTCCGCGCTGGGCAGCTCGGTGGTCCAGGGGCGCCAAGCGCAAAACGCCTGGACGCCGGTATAGCCGCCGGTTTGCGGGTGCGTCCAGCCGAACTGGACGTTGTGCTGGTACAGCCGCGAGTAGCGGTAACTGGCCTCGATCTCCACGGTGTTGGTGATTGCACCGCGCGGTTGCAGCTCGGTTTGCACGCTCTTGTAAAGCGTGGTGCCGGGGCCGAACAAAAACGCCGGGGCGCTGGCAAACCAGCTGGTCAGGCGCAGCTCGCCAGTTGCGGCGCTGTCCAGGCTGGCTGGCAGGGTGCTCAGTTGCTCCTGGGCGTACTCCCAGCGGCTACGACCGTCAGCCGGCTCGAACACATCCGCCGACCAGTAGCCCGGCAGCAGCGCATTGATGGCCTCGATGCTCAGCGCCTCGACCCGATCCTGCAGCTGGTCGCTGCATTCGCAGCGCAGTATGCGCGCGACGCTGTCCCAGGACGGCATTTCCAGCGCGCCGGTATACAGCCGCGCCGTGGTGACCACGCCGTCACGGTCACGGCTGATGTAATCCAGCTCGACCGACTTACCTGTCCAGTCCGGCGGCACTACTGGGCCGGGCGGCAGCAACAGGCTAAAGCCCGCCACGCCGGCAGCGCCCTCTTCCCGGTCAACATCCAGGCTGCCTGTGAGCAGGTGGGTTAAATCCACGCCATCCACGCGCAGGGCTACGCGCCACACAAACGCCGCGCCACGCACCACATACACCGGCTCGGGAGCAGGGGCTGCAGTCGAGCTGCCGTTCAGCGGGCCGCTGTTGAGCGGCGATCCATTGATCAGCATCAGACCTCTTCCCAGGTGATGGACCACGACTGACCGCCGCTGCCCTGGGTTTTAGCCGGGCGCGCGGCGAACACGGAGTACACCGGCAGCCACCACACTTGATACAGGCTCGCACCCACAACGGCGCTCACCGTGGCGGTGCCGTCGAGCGTGCTCACAGGGGCGGCGACCCAGTCGTCACCGACCAGGGCAAACGCCCAGGGCGCTTGGTCTGGGCGTGGCGTGCTGGTCAGCGTGAACACCAGGTCGGCGCTTTGCATGTTGCTCACCTGGGTGCTGCGTAGCTCCAGCGGTGCGCTGTAGTCCAGACCATCGAGCCCGGGCGGCATCCAGCCGGCGGCACTGATGCTGCCGCTGGCCTTCTCCCAATGGGTCTGCTTGACCAGCGCGCCATCGCTCATACGGTCAGCCGACCAGCCGCCTATCGGCTGTTCGGCCTGCTCGGGGGCGCCTGCGTGCAGCACGATCGGCACACCGCCGAGCATGAGGGGAACGGACATCGCGCAAACTCCAGATTAACGGCGAGGACGGCCAAATTTTGCGGCCAGTTTTTGCAGGTTCAGCGCATCGCCAGGGCTGGCAAACACATTCACGCTTTCACCGCCCAGCTCAAACGCCACGCGGCCCAGGTCGGGGAAGTTGGGGCTGGCCGAGATGGCAGACACCGACTCAGCCAGCCCGCCATCGGCAAAACGGCGGATCGGGATGCCGTGGTTGATCATGTCGAGATAGCCCTTGCCCAGCTTGCGCACAGCAGCCGCACGGATGACGTACTCACCATTACTCAGCAGCGCCGGAATGCTGTCGCTGGTGCCGGTGCCAGGGCCGCGGACGGCGCCGCCGGTGGCGAATTTCGGTGGCGTTGGAAGGTTTGGCACAAATACATAGCCGTCAGCGTCAGCCTCGCCAGCCTTGGGAAGGGCAATCTTTGGCGTTATCACCATGCTGGCGCTGATTTCCGCCGCTAATTTCTGCATGAGGCCCTTGATCCGCTGGATCTCCTCGGGAGTCAGATCAACGCTGACCTTTACCTGGCTTACCTCATCAAGCACAGCCTTCAGTCTTTTTGCGTCCTCCGCAGCCTTGTCGAAGCTGTCCTGAGCCTTGTCGACATTGATCTTGTCGGCGCTCTGCTCGATTCGTTGCAGCTCTTTGATGAACCCCTCGAACCCGTAGGTGTTCTCGCCGGCCTCGGCCAGTTGGTCCAGCACCTCCAGCGCGGCCTGAGCCTTCTTCTTTGCGCCGTCCACGTCTCCAGCGACCAGCGCTTGACGGGCGGCAGCCCTAAGCGCCTGAGCCTGGGCATACGATGGATCGNCNGCNGGGCCGGAGCGCAGCTTATTCAGGGCGTCGCTGTAGCGCTTTTCAGTGTCGAGCTGGGCCTTCTTGGCGCTCTCCAGCTCCCTGGCGGCGGCTTTCTCGGCTTTGGTCCGCTCGGCCAGCGCTGCCTTGGCGTCCTTTACCTGCTGCTTGAGCTGTACGCCCATGGCTTCGGTGGTGCGCTTGAGGTCGCCGAGCATAAGCTGCTGCTGCTTTTTAAGCTCGACTGCTGAGGCTGCGGCGGCCTCGCCGGCGCCAGACCATAGGTCGCTCAAGCGCTGGACCAGCAGCCCTTGGGCGCGGGCATTGTCTTCACCCACCATGCGCATGATGCTCGCGGCCTGGGCGAAGTCGCCTTTCGCCGCCGAAACCGCAGCAGCGGCAGAGCCCGCAATAAACCGGCCGAGGGCGCCAAACCCGTTGGCGGCGATCAGCACGGCGCTGGCGAGCACTTTCATAGCGCCACCCAACAGGGCGGCAATGACGTTGGTGGCCGAGCCTTCCTTGTTTATGTCGACAAACAGCTCTGTCAGCTCTACCAGGGACGGCAGCAGGTCGGCTGAAATCTTGTTGCCGGCGCCAGTGGTCGCCTGACCAAGGCGGGTGATGTTGTCGTTGAATACCTCGGCCTGCGCCGCCTGCTTGTCGGAGATCACCAGGCCGAGCGCTTCGGCCTCCTTGCGCAGCGCCTCAAGCCCGGCGGCGCCACCATTGAGCATAGGGATCAGCTTGGTGCCAGAGCGGCCGAACAACTCCATGGCCAGCGCAGACTTCTCCACGCCATCCGGCATCTGCTGAAAGCGGTCGGCTACTTCAGCCAGCACCTGGTCACTGCTTTTGATCTGGCCGCTGGCAGCAACAACCGATATCCCGAGCCGGTCGAAGGCCTGGATCTGGGTCGCACCGCCATTGGCTGCGGCGTCGATCGTGCGGTTGAGTTTGGAAAGGCCCGCGTCAAGCTCGCTGCTGCCAACCCCTGCCAGCTTGGCCGCATAGGTCAGCGCGGTGTATTCCTCGGTTGCCAGGCCGACAGCCTGTGCCGATTTACGCGCAGCGTCTGCGGCATCGATGCTGGTTTTGACGAAAGACGACAGCGCGCCAATCGACAGCGCCCCAGCGATGAACGCGCCAGCCTTCTTGGCGCTTACGCCCAGCCTGCTCAGTTGCGCGTCGGCTTGCCTGAATGCGGCGCCGGCCTTGTTTTTGCCGTCGATAATGAGCTGGGTTGTGATTTTGCTCGCCATCAGCCCAGCTCCTTGAGAATTTTTTGCAGGTGGTTGCCGTCTGCTTGCGCTACGCGCGCAGCGATTATTGCGTCACGCATGGCGGTCTTCTGGTTGCGGCTGCTGGCGGCAGCGAAGGCCTCAATCTGCGGCAGCGTGTAGCCTTTGATGTCGGCCCATCGGTGGCCGGCCCCAATCAGGTGCTGGGCGATGTCTGCCCAGCCAGTACATCCGCCAGATTGATCAGGGCTTGATCGAAAAAACTGGCATTGACCCGCACCACATGCACCATCAGCTCTACGGCAATGGCGGCCGGTAGGCGCCAGATGCGCCAGGCGCTGAGGTCGGTGGACTTAGCCAGGATGGCCCGCAGGGTCTTGTGCTTGGCGGCGTACGCCAGCACTGCGCCGCGGGAAGGGTCGGCGAGGGCCGAAACCAGGGCGGCAGACGCCTGGCCGAACGCCTCGAAATCGCAGAGGCGCACCGGCCTGATCTGCACGACCTTGCCCTGCACCTCAACCAGCACCGGCTCGGGGAACAGGATTTGTAAATCTGACATGCCAACCTCCGAATAAAAAGCCCGCCGAAGCGGGCCTTGACTGCCAGGTGATCAATCTACGTCTTTGATCAGCATGTAAGGCGAGATACCGCTGCCGATCTTGCTGCCGTCCTTTTCAGCCTTTGCGGTGAACTCCATGCCCTGGAACTCGTCCCCAATAAAGCTGAGCGAGGCCGGGGAGTGATTGACCTTGAAGACCTCGATCACCACCGCCTTGCCCGAGCGCGCTTCGTTCAGGCCGATGAAGACCATGCGGAAGCGCTTGCCCGACTTGACCAGCGCCTGGATGGTGGCGTGCTTGGCGTAGGAGTAGTCCACCTGGATAGTGGTGCCGGCCACAATGGCGCCGCCCTCGATGATCTCCGGGAAGCCTGCGGCGTTGATGGAGTAGTCGGTGTTTTCCACGTAGGTGGTGGTGCCCGCCTGATCCTTGACCACTACGGATGTCGCGCCGGGGTTGGCCAGCAGGATCATCGCGCCGGGGTTGGCCACATGCAGCTCGCCAGTAACGGTGCCGGCGGCCACGTCAGTGGCGGCGCCGTAGATGGCGCGGGCCATGTTGGCCTTGTTGAAGTGGCGCGCGTTGTAGTTGATGTTCAGCGCGCTGATGCGCTGTACCGACGAGTCCAGGCCGCCGCCTGGGGTGGTGTAGTCCTGCTCTTCGATCTCCTGCGGCTCAGCCTGATAGTTGAGGCTGTTGCAGTTACCGATAAACAACAAGCCTGCCGACTCGTCCAAATCTTCCAGATAGATCTTGCCTACGCCGAGGTAGGCGCCGCGTAAATCAGCCATTGCTATGCTCCTTCTGCTGGCCGTCGATCACGCCCTGCCTGGCCAGCCAGGCGCGTTGATCTTCGGTCACTTGAATTGTGTCGCCAGCCTTGAAGGGCTCGCCGTGGTGGGTGTGGTGTTTTTTCAGGACGACCAGAATCAAGGGGCGCTGACTGGCAGCGCCCTTTTTGATTTTTGCTCATGGGGTTACTCTCCCAGCGCTATTACGATGTGCAGGTGTACCGGTATCAGAACGCTTGCCGCGTCGCTCACCATTACCTGGCGGGAAATGCTCGGCGGCGCCCAGGGTGATGCCGGTGACGCCAATCCCTTTGGCCCACTCAACACACTGCCCCGCCGCGGGCATCAGGCACTTGATTAGGTCAAGCTCCAGGTCGTCGAGGGCGTCGTCATAGCCATCAAGCCCGGCATCGACCGCACCCACCACGCTAAACCCGGAGTAAACCTTAACTGCGCCGGCGCCCTGGGCGAGCGGCATGCCTGTAGCGCGCTGAACAACGATCAGCGGGAATGCGCGCGTGCTGGAGGCGATCACCTCGTTGAACCACCCGCCCACCACGTTTGGCCCGGCGGCCGTCAAATATCCGTTTTCGAGCGTGATGGTNGAAAGCCGGGCAATCAGCGCGTNGCGCGCCGCTGTCAGCCGGTTCATGGCGCCACCATGCAGGCAGCGGTGACCATGTGGCCGTCGTCGGCGATGATCTCCTCAACCAGGTAGCGGGCGCCGGAGTGCGCGAAAATACCCCCGCGCCCCACAGACGCAAGCTGCGCCTTGCGCCACGTGATGCCAACCAGCTCCGACAGGAAGCTCAGGCCGTCCGGGCCGTTCTGCTGCAGGTTGTGGTCGATCATCACCTCGACCGCCTGCGCAACCGTAGTGCCGGTCGGGTCTTGGTAGAACGCGGCGCCGTCATTCAAGGCGGCCACCGCGGTGCGGAGCATCCGGTCACGCATGCTCGCCCAGCCCATGATTAAGCGGTTACCGGATGGCCGAGCGTGCCATTCAGGCGCACTTGGCCGACTGCCGATGGGTTGACTGCGACAGCGGCAGCCACGCCCACCAGGTAGTTGCCAGTGCCGGCAGCGTTGGTCAGCACGTTGGTGCCGGCAATGGCATAGACCGGCTCGCCAACTGCCCAGGCCTGGGCGCTGGTTTTTGCCAGCTCGTGCACGCCGCCGAGCATCAGGGCAAAGGTTTCGCCCGCAGCTGCGTCCGTGGCAGCCACGCCGATCAGGCTGTTGATGCGCACCAGAGCGCCCGACACCACGCCGCCAGCCGGGGCGATTGCGTCGAGGGTGTTGCCGTGTTGAATAAAGGTCTTCATGTTTCACCTCAGAATGAGTAGCCAGATAAAACCCCCGGCCGTTACGCGCGGGGGCTTGCTGCGATCGGCGGGCGTTAGGCGCCGGCGTTCTTGTAAGCGCCGCGGTAGTCGATCCATGCAGCGCCGAACACCAGCCGGGCCTTGATTTCCATGCCGTCCACCTCGAAGCCTTCGCGGGTTTCGGTGAACACGCCTTGCTCCCCTTCCAGGTAGGCGTACTCGAAGGTGTCAACCACGCCCGGGGCGGCGTAGAGGTACCACTGGTTGCCGCTGATGCGAGCGTCGACGATGACAGTCAGCGAGGCGTTGCGGCTGTCGTTGATGTCGGCGTTCTTGGCCGGCACATACTGCGAGCTGGTGAACTGGAAGGCCTCCAGCTCTTTGTCCGGGCCAACGACCAGGTACTCAGGGCCGATGTTGAGGAAGTGGCCGGCCTTGGACTTCTGCTTGCGCATTGCGGCGCGAGCGGCGGCCAGGGTGGTGGTGTTGATGGCGCCGCCCGCAGCAGCCAGGTTGCCGTGGTCGGCGTGGAACAGCGCTTTGCCATCGGTGAAGTTCGGGTTGCCCAGGAGCAGATCCCAGACCACGTCAGACTCGGTCTGTGCGGCAGCTGCGCCCAGCGCCTGCGGGACGCGGTTAAGCGCGCCGAGGTCGTCGTTGACGATGGCCTCCCAGGTGATGGCGATGATTTTGCCGAACTTGACCACCTTCAGCGGGGCGCCGTCTTCGCTCATGGTGCCGTACTTGTACTCGCCGGACTCGGTGACTTTCTCCAGCGCGGAGATGTCGCCCAGGGCGGCGCGGGTTACCGCGCGGAAATCCGGCACAGTGGTCTGGCGACCCAGCGTGCGCCAGGTTTGCGGGGCCAGCGCGTAGGCGTCACGCAGGGTGCGGTTGACGGTGCTGCCCAGCAGCAGCGGGAAGTCGCTGGTGGAGTGCATGCCAGCTGCGCGAACCGCGCTGCGGTCGCAGCCCAGGGCGGCGCGGGCGATTTCCTGCGGGGTCATGCCGCGCGTTTGGCCGCCGGCCATGGTCACGAACTCGCGAGCCATGTCGATCAAGCGAGCGCCGCGGAACTCACGGCCGGCGTCGTCCAGCTTGCTGGCTGGGTTGCAGCGATGCAGCAGGGCGCTGGCCATGGCCTCGCGCTTGGCGATCAGAACAGAGGTGTCCTGCGCGCCCACCACGGTAGGCTGGCTGTTGCGGGTTTCAGGCTGATCGGCAGCCTGGCGCTCGGCCAGCTTGTCGATCATTTCCGCGCTGGCTTTGTCAGCCGGCACGCCGCGCTGGATCAGGTCGTCGGCAACCTCATCGCTCAGGCCAACCTTCTTGGCCATCTGGCGGATGGTGGTGCTGCGGGTGCGCTCGGCTTCCGCTGCTTCGCGGCGGATCAGCTCGTCGGCCGCGCGTTGCTCTTCTGGGGTCATTTCGATTTCCTCGGGGGTTGTGGCCACGGCGGCCGTTTGTTCGGCAGGCTGTTCAGCCTCCCGGGATTTGAATTCAGTTTGGAAGCGTTGCCCGGTGTACTCGTCGAGCGTCTTGGCGTTGCGCACTTTTGCGCCATCATCGAAACCGACCGGTACCAGCGACAGCTCAAGCGGCTCCCAGTCGACGGCGCGGTAGGTGGGTAGCTTGTCGCCGTCTTCGTCGGTCACTTCGTAGCGGTGCACGGCATAGCCGACGCTGATGTTGCGCAGGATGCCGTCTTTAACGTCGCGGAATACTTCGTCTGCGTCAGGGCGCTGACTGAAGCGCACCAGGGCGCGGCCTTCGCCGCCTTCGACCCAGGCCTTTTCAACGACGCCAAGCACGGCGCGAAGCTCCCATTGGTTGTGTACGCCCAGGAACGGCGCGCCGTTGTTCAGGCGCTCCAGGCGCAGGGCCTGGTCGGTGACTTCAAGCTCTTCCATGTAGCTGCCTACGTCCCAGGAATAACGCCGGCCTTTGGAGCCGGTAGTCCAGGTGAGCTCTACGGTGCGGTTTTCTTCGTCCACCGACTCAGGCCGCACGGCGGCGCGCAGGCTGAGCATGGGCGTGTCATGCGTCTTGGTTGTCATCGGCTTGAGCCTCTGTGTCTGTGTCTGTGTCGGTTTCTGCGGGTTGCGCTTGCGTCAGGCCGGCGCCGGTAACCTTGCGCGGGTCGCAATCGAGCACCAGCCCGAGTTTGTCCATCAGGGCGTTGGCGCTGGCGATGTCGTTGGCGTGAGCTTGCGGGTCGGTGATGCCCAGTTCGCGCAGTGCGTCCGGCCAGGTGACCAGGCCGTTACGCAGGCGCTCTTTGACGTTGGCGGTTTCTTCGCGCGGGTTGACCATTTCGCGGCGCGGCGGCACCCATTCAGCGCGGGCCTCGGCCATAACGCCGCCCTGGGTCAGCGCTTGCGCCTCCATAAACCACTGCCAGACCGGCTCGCAGAGCTGCGGAATCAACATGCGCCACTGCCACACATCCACCCGGCGGGCGAAGTGCAGCCAGCCCATGCGGCCGCTGGAGAAGTTGACGCCCTTGAGGTCGCCGGTAATCAGCTCATACGGCACGCCAAGGCCCACGGCAATGGCGTGCAGGGCTTGCCAGGCATAGCTCTGGTAGCCGTTGAAGGTGGGCGGCGAGGCAAATGCCACGCTCTCGCCGATGCCCAGCTCCTGAATCATGGCTGGCTCTACGCGATCAACCAGCGGCGGGGCCTTGACCGATTTCGAGGTGTCGTCTTTGGTGACGAAGGCGGCGAAGCACGCGGCGATCTTGGCCTGCTCCATCACCGCGTCTTCCATTTCGTCGAAGTTGCGCAGGCGCTGCATGACCGGCGCGAGCCAGGTGTAGCCGCGCGCCTGGCCGGCGCGCTTGGGCATGAAGATGTGGATCACGTCAGCAGCGGGCACGCGCGTCGAGGTCAGGCCGCGCATACCGGTATTGGCGCCGGGGTGCTCGGCGAACAGCCAGTAGGCGACGCGCTTGCCCAGGGCGTCAAACTCGATGCCTTGGATGATCTGGTTGCCACCGCTCTTCTCGGTCTTGGTTTCGTCGAGAAAGTCCGGCTCGATGACCTGCAGTTGCAGCGGGACCGGCAGTCCGTCGCTGGACTTGCGGCGACGGCGGCGCACCAGGCACTCGCCCGACTCGGCCACGGCTTCGATGATCTTGTGTTGCAGGCCGTAGAAGTTTTCCAGGCCGTCAGCATCGCAGGCCAGCGACTCAGCCCAGGCAGCCCAGGTTTTGCCCAGCTGCTCGTTGTCGCGCGGGCGCTTTGCCAGTGGCCGTGGAACGATGCCGTAGCCCACCACGTTGTCGGCGATGCCGGTGATGGCGCGCTCGGCGTAGGGGTTGTTGCGGCGCAGATCCCGCGCACGAGCACGCAGGCGGGCCAGGGCTGGGCCGTTTTCGGCGTTGGCATCGGTGCCGGCAGCGCGCCAGCCATCGTTGCGGCGGCCACCTGCGGCGCCCTCGAAGCGCCGCTCGATCATGCCGATGGCCATGTCGGTGCGCAGTTTCTTCAGGCGGAACTCGGCGCGCTGGGCGGCCAGGCCGGGGAATACGGTGGCAAACAGGCCCATGTCAGTAGCCCTTCGAGAATGAGGCGAGGCGGCGCTTGCCGTTGTCTGTAGTGGCGCCCATGCCTAGCTCGTCGGCCATTGCGCGCAGGATGCGTTGCATCTCGTCCAGTGAGCGGTAGGTGACGGTGCGGTCGTTGTGGCGAACCACCAGCGCGCCCATGGCAATGGCCGCCTGTAGCTCGCTGTATTGCTCCAGGGTGTAGGCCATCAGCTGTTACTCCAGAATGTGGACTTCGCCCGCGGGCGCTCGTCCTCTTGCGTTTCAATGACTGGCCCTACGGTCAGCTCGTCCAGATCCAGGCCGAAGCGCTGCTGGCTGATGCGCAGCGCGGCGAGGGCGTACACAAAACAGTCGAGCGCTTCGTTGCGCCGGCCTCCGGCATCCCAGCGGTAGACGCGCTGGCCTTTCTCGATCTTCAGGCGTTTGGTTTCTGCGGTGAGCTGCTTGAGTTCGGCCTCGTCGCAGATCTCGTCGCTGGCCGGCAGGTGCACACAGCCCGGCACGGATACGCCCGGCTGCGGTTGCAGCTTGAGGCGGCTGTAGATCAACTCTTTGGCGTTGTCGGTGCCCACCTCGGTGAGGTACACCCGGCTGCCCTTGGTGCGGGTGCGCGGGAAGTTGGCGACCGGCTTGCCGTATACGCTGGCACCCTTGATCGGGATGACCCACTGCACGCCATGGGCGCGGCTTTCTGCGTACACCTCGTCGGTGTAGTGGCCGCCGGAGTCCCAGCACCACCGCTCGACCCGCATGGGTATGCCATCGGCGCGGGTGAACTGGCGATGCAGTTCGATGCCGACCTTGCGGCGTAGCTCTTCGCTGGCGGGGTCGCCGTTGAGTATCCAGCGGTGGACCAGCCAGCATTCCTCGCCTTTACCGAACGCCCAGACGCGGCCTTCGTAGCGGTCATCCTGGGTGTCGATGCCGCCGACCAGTACCAGGCCGGCCATGGGCACCTGCGGGTAGACCTCGCGCCGACCGTGCAGGGTTTCCCACTCCACTTTCTCGCCTTGGTCTTCTTCCCAGGTTTCGCCCAGGGTGGTGTTGGTAAAGGTCTTGAGCTTGCTGATGTCGCCCTTGGCCTTGTAGAAGTCCAGAACGATGCGGCCCCAGGTGGTGAACGGGCTGTAGGCCGTCCACACGTGGAAGGTCAGCGACTCGGGTGTCGGTATCGGCTGGCGGTCGGCGTCGAAGTAGTCGATGCCGTCCTGCGTCCATATCTCGGTGCGCTCGCAGATCCAGCGGCCCTTGGCGTGCTGCTCTTGCATTTCGTGCTGCTGGATCACGCAGCCGTTGTGCTCGCAGGCGTACCAGGCGGTTTGCGGCTTGTCCGCGTCCCACTTGATGCCGTAGGCGCAATCCCTGCCGCCCCACTTCAAATGCTGCTCGCCGCCACAGTGGGGGCACGGCACGTTGAGGCGCAGCAGGTGCGGTGATTCGCTGGAGGCCGCTTCGATCTGGCAGGTGCCTTTGATCTTCGGCGTGCTGCCCCGGATCGACTTAGGGAATGTCGAGCCTTCAATCCGCTTGTCGCCGAGGAATGTCGGCGAGCCTTCTTTCTCTACGTCTGGCTCGAATGCGGCCAGCTCGTCATAGATGATGGTGTCGACCGACTTTTCGCGGTAGTTCTTCGCGGCGGCGCCACCCAGGCACCAGAGCTGCTTGGAGTGGCTGAAGCGCTTGGTGTCGAGCGTGTTGTCGCGGTGCTTCTTGCCGTACCAGGGCGCCAGCTCATAAACGCTGGGCACGTCGCGGATCATGGTTTCGACTTGCGACTTCATGAAGCCGGCGGCAGCGCCATCGGTGGGCAGCAGGATCAGGATATTGCGGCGCTTGTGTTCGATCTGATACGCCGACGCGGCGATCAGCATCTTCGAGTAGCCGACCCGGGCCGACTTGATCACGTTGACCGTGCGGATTTCGTCGTTGCCCATGGCGTTGAGCATGGCCACCTGAAATGGCAGCGTCTCCCAGCGCCCTTCCTGGTAGCTGGACTCGCTCGACAGGTAGAAGTTTTCGTCCGCCCATTCAACGGGGGTCTGCGGCACCGGTCGCATGAGCGGCACCAGGCCGCTACGAATGGCGCTGGCCAGCTCGTCAATCTGCGGCGTCGAGATACTCATTCAGTAGTCCAGGAAGGCGATCATCCAGGGTCGCCGACCTGTTGCGGGCCTTGGCCAGCTCGCGCTGTACCGATTCGATATGCCTGACCTCTAGGTCGGGATGCCGGCGTTTCAATGTGAGCGGCAGGGTGTCGAGGATCGAGCCGATTTCAGCGGCCAACCTGGACAGCACGAACACGGCGAAATCGGTCGGGACCGACTTGCGCTTGGTGACATCGTTCTTCAGCTCCTGCCCTTCAGCCTGGGCGGCGGTTAGCCTCAGGCGCTCTTGCGTCAAGCGCGCCTCAATGTTCGGGTCGGCGCCGTCGAAGTCGCCCGGCACTTCCTGGCGCACCTGGCCGCTGTTCAGCCCCCGCAAATAGCGAATGTAAGCAAGGCGGCAGGCGTCAACATCAAGCCCACCAGCGCCCTTTGAGGCAGGCAGCACGCCGTCTGCCAGCAGATTGCGCACCTGCCTATCACTTAGATCGAGGTGCGCAGCGACTTCGATTTGAGTTGCCATGGCCCACCGCGGCGGAACCGGAAGCGGTCGCCCTGTAAAAAGTTCGTATGAAGCGAAATACCGGG